GCGTGAAAGCGTTCAGCAGATACCTCAAGGTCATTCATAAAATAGCGATAACCTTCCTTGATAATCTTCGGAGCTACAGTTTCGTAGGTTGAGCCATCTCCATCAAGTAATTGTTGAATAAACAACTCGACCAGTTCAGTCACCTCTTTGCGTGAGGCTAGTTTTGAGCTAGTCTTGTTGTGATAGATATTACTGATGACATTGCGTTCATCATCAGAAAGTGAAATTTTAATATTTGTATTAATAGTATTCTCCTATTTGTTAAGATATTTTTCTACAACTAACTTAGCACCTCTAACTTCAAGCCATGCATTTTCAACACTATGTGGTCTCTTGTTAGGATACTTCTTATAAGCCATGAGATGTCCAATCGCATGATTTATGTTTTGCCATCCCTTTTCACAGTTAATGTAAAGCACACCATTGCGAATCCAAGTGTGTCTGTTGCCAGTAACTGGTAAGGGGTGCATTGGATATGGAAAGTCTTTCTCTAGGACTTCTTTCCAAATCTCTTTTATAAAACGCTTCGCAAGTTTGAAGTCAGCAGGGTTTTTACCATAACTTCTCCAACCAACTGAAGCATTGCCTGTTGAGTCTTTCCAAATCTTGTAGACTTTGCCATAGACTTGATAGGCTTCTTTACTTATTTTGCTCAATTAACTACTCCTATATAGTATTAAAACAATGTCATTTTATCTCAATGACAAGGTCATTATACCTGAGTTGATACGAAAAGTCAAGTCTAGTTAATTAAATAAAATTAAAAATTAAATGCAGATTGGGTCTCAACGTACCCTGAAGAGTCATAATTTGTGTTTTGTCCTTTAGGATATTTATGTAGGTCAAACTTTAAATCTTTTTTCATTTTTCGTACATCGGATTTACAACCATTAAAAAATAAATATCTGTGAGTAGAGTCAATTTTGATTTTATCTATTACTTTTGCTTTAGTATCTAACCCTCTTCTTATGTCAAATTCAGTACCATCTTCAAGTATGTATTTATGTTTAGGTGTACTTACTCCTGTATAAAGCCAATTAGTAGCTTGATAAATGTAACCATGATGACCATTATTAGGGTCAGCGTAAGATACTACACAAGATGGTTTTGGTAGGAATTTCAATGACTTAGAAACAAATTGAGATAAAGAGTTTTTAGGTAAACCATCATTGACAACCAATCTGTTTAATTCAAGAGTTAAACATTTATAATCATTGAAAACGCATTTGCCTTCATTGTAATTGTAATTAGGAGGAAAACCAAAAGTGCATACACCTACAAGCCAATCATTATCATACAAGCCAAACGCATACGATATTGAAGGCATACGCTTGGCATAATGTTTGTTTAAAAGCCAAGTTTTAGTTTCGTAATTTTGTATAGGTCTTACAATCATATGTGCTTTAACGCAAATTTCATCATCTCTGCATCTTTGTCTTTTGCATCTTGCTCTCTCTTTTTTTGTGAACCTCTAGCTTTACCACCATTAGATATACTGTAAGGTTTGAAAACTTTTTTAGGGTCAGAGCTTCTAATTAATCTATTACGAGAAGCAGACTCAGATACTCCTATAATTTTTGCTAATTCACGTGCTGTTATTTTTTGTCCATCATCTAAAGTGTAGACAATTGTTCTAAATGTAGCCATTAGAGTATATATTGTTCGTATTGATGAAACCACATTGCAAGATAAACTATTGCACAGACTTCGATAATAAAACCAATACTATAAAAAAAGATAAACCAATACCATAGCTTTCTCATTTGTTCTCCTTAATTATATTGTTTACTAATGCATTTCGAGTATCAACAAAGACATCTAATCTAGCAGATAACTCTCTTGCTTCATCGTCTCCCTGCAATAGCACACTTAAAATATCCATAGCTTTCTCACCTTTAGTTTCTTTATCAGCAAAAGCCATTAAGTCTGCATCAGTAAATTTATTCTTCTTCATCAGGCATTCCTAGTGACATCAGGAGCATGACTAAACCCATACCAATGAATGCTACAATAATTAATAAAATTACTGGTAGAAAAGTTTCATACAATAAGGTCATAGATTTCATCCACTATAGTTGACATTTTCTTACGTCTGTCAATTTCATAATTGTATTTACGACAAACTTTCTCTAATGATTCTTTTGTAAAGTTTGCATTCATGTACTCAATGTTTAACGACCTACTTATGTATGGCTTGTACCTGTCTAACTTACGATTAAATATGCTCATATCTACTCCTCAATATCAATTTTCTTATCAGTTAAAAACCCATCACACATCTTTGGGTATTCGGTTACACAAATTATCTGCCCTACCTCATCATCAATTATATTTGGTGGTATTAGTAGAGGGTCTTCCTCAGATAGTCTGTCTGTCAATGCACTACAGCCAGTCAAAGCAAGTGCAAATATTAGTGTTAGTTTTTTCATATCAGAAAGGGATGTCATCCATGTCGTTCTCAAATCCATCAGAAGCAACAGGTGTTATTGGTTGCTGAAAAGGCTTAGGTTCGCCTAAATCGCCTATTTCCATCTCGCCCTTAGCTTCGCCTTTAGTATCTAGCAATTGTAAGGCAGAATTGAAGCCTGAGAGCTTGACCTCTGTTATGTATTTCTTTTGACCATTCTGCTCGTAGCTTCTGTGAGTTAGCTGACCTTCAACGTAAAGTTTTGACCCTTTACGAAGCTGTAACTTTTGACAGACATCAGCTAGTACACCAAAGATAACAACTCTGTGATACTCAGCCTTAGACTTTTTCTCACCAGTCTGTTTATCTGTCCAAGATTCATTAGTTGCTAAATTAAGCAAAGCTATTGTTGTACTTGCATGTTTGTACTCTGCATCTTTTGTGAGGTTACCCACTAGTATTACTTTGTTAACCATTACGTCTCCTTAAATTAAATTAGGTGACTGCTTAGGGCAGTCAATCCAGTAGCGTTTGTCTTTAACTAACGAGGTTATAGGATTCCCCGACAACAGCGTAGGTGCTACTTAGCCTCTGTGTTCTTTTGTTTATCAGCAAAAGCTTTAGCATGAGCTTTATTATCTTCTAATTTCTTCTCAGACTTAATTTTTCTTTCAGCTTGTAACTTTTTGCCACGTTCAACTAAATACTCTTTATGTTCTTCACTAAGTTTAGCATTAACAGCTTGTCTTAGTGGGTCATTACCTAACATATCTTTTTGACACTCAGCAATCTGTTCTTCATTGTCAGATTCAATTGCTTGAATAAAAACATAAGAAATATAGTCAGATGCAACAGCGAGAGTTTTTTTGTCTAAACCAATCTGAGCTTGTTGTAATTTAGCGTTCTCAATTTCTTCAAATGATGCCAAGCTTCCATCAGGTGAATAGCCTAAGAATGCCAAAGCACGACCTACAGCACTTGTCTCACATGCTTCATAATGTGAAGTGTCATTTATGTTGTTTGAGCCTTCAAGCTCGTGTGCGTGTCCAGTACCCCTAATGACACCATCAACTACAGCGTGAGCCTTAAAAATTACATGACCTAGCTCATCTTTAACAATTTCTGTAAGTATTTGACCAGTATCATAACGTTTACAAAATGCCTTTACACGTTCATGTACCATTGCATAATCAGCACCACCTTGTACTTTAGTTAATTTAATATCTGACATTATTTATTCTCCTTATTTTTCATACCTTTGTAGTGATACCTAGCAACATTACAATCTTTGCCCCTCCTGTTTTTTACTGTTACTGGATACTCAGTATCAAACACGTGACCTTTAGTTTTCATGACAAATATAGTTGCCGCTAGTCTTGTATCACCTATATGATTAATTGCTTCTAGTGAAGTGATACTGCCTTTGTTACGTACATATGCTAAAACTTCATCTTGATTACTCATTTACTTCTCCTTAATAATTTAGCTTCTTTCAATTGTTGTCTTTCTAACTTTCGTCTAGCCTTGCGAGAATCGTCAGGTCGACCACTTCTCGCTTTTAATATAATTCCCTTTGCTCCAATTGATTTAGCCATTGTTATGCTCCTTCTTAACAAATCTATAATGTGCCTCATCAACTGACTGCACCCAACGTTTTCTTTTGCCATCTGAATCGACAAAAACAGGAGAGATAGGAAGTGAGTGTTGTGTCTCAATTAATTCAATCTCACCCTTGTCTTCCATATCTAAAACCCAATCTGTAATTCTGCTCATTATCTGACCTCCAGTTCAAAAGATAAACGTTCCTGTAGCACCATCTTGATGTCATCAGTAAAATCATAATCGTAAGCTACACTATTGAATTGGTCTATGTACGTGTAGTATCTTAGTTCAATTACTCTGTTAATAGCTTCAGCTAGGATTAAAGTATTTTGTACATCTAGTGTTTGGTCTAAGTTGTGTACGATATGCTCAACTTCCATGACAATGTTGTCAGCTTCAGTCATACATTCGTCACGAGCATTATCAAAATTTGCTTCGTGTTGCGATTGCCATTCATCACCTGCCCTAAGTTCTTTTGCTGTCTCCATGTTATTTCTCCCCTAGGTATTCTTTCCAACATGGTGATGAACACCAATGGATGTCGTGACGAGTAGGTTCTTTACCAAAACCGTAGCCAGTCCTGTCATTGCAGTTCAAGCAGTACGTTGGTTTAGCATCTTTAACAACAAGCTCAGGCTTGATGATTACGTTTGAATTGTTACTCATTGTAGCTCCTATTTTGTTATGTGATTCAATCAATCACGATGTGATTATACAACATCTGATATAAAAAGTCAAGCTAAAAATATAATTTCGTCTACTTGATTACGCAGACAATACTCGTACAACGATTTAGATATGACTTCGTTGTGCCATAAAATGGCAAGGGTTGCATCGTCTACGTCATTGCGTACAATCCAATCCTTGCCACCTACACCACTAGAAGTTACATCAATACGTCCATGTGAAGCTAACCTTCTTATATCTGTATCAATTGACTTACTAGAGTTTAATGACACTCTAGTGTACTTAGCCTTAACCCAAGTAGAAAAAATTTCAATCTCCTCTGAGCCAGTAAATGTGTCAGGCTGTACATCGTCTGCAAGTGACACGTTAAACTCACCATCTTGTAATGTTTTAACTGTCATTATTTGCCTCCTATTTTAATGTCAGCTAATGTTCTAGCAGAACTACTCAATGCATTAGTAACTTTTTCCAAATCTCTCTCTAAGTCACGATTACGCTTAAATATTTCAACCATAGCTTCGTCAAGTTTGTTAATCTGAGCTTGTTGTCTTTGAATCACACCAAGCAAAGTTGCCTGAGTTGCTACTTGACCTTGATGCTCATTAAGTGACTCATCAATATCAACAACGTCTTGAGTAACGATGTTGCCATGGTCATCAATAAGACCCATACCCCAATTGTCTAGCTTGACCCAATTGTTAATTTGTTTCTCAACAGCACTATCAAAATCTGTTATTTCCCATGTACTAATATTCATACTATCTCCTATTTGTTATAATTAATTGCGAACTTTTTAGCGTGTCTCAGAGCATTTTGAAAACACTCCATTTGCTCTAAGCCATTAACATCACCTATATCACCACCACTTGACCTGCTAAAGTTAACACCTCTGTCAGATACCTCAACTGTTATTATTGAACTACCCCAGTAACCTTTAGGTTGGTATTTAGCTTGGGAAACTGTATATCTCCAATCATCAGGGTTATCAGATTTCATGTTGTCATAATCCATAGCTTCATATGTAGAGTAAGTTACTTTAAAGCCTTGGTCATGGTCTGCTTGAGTCCAATCGCTGTAAGATTTTTTTACTAAATTGTTATACTTTTCAGTATTCATATATTCTCCTATAAGTTAAATTATTTATCCCATTTTTATAAATTGCCATCTACGCATTCTTATTACATCACCATCAATTCCAACTGATTCTGCAATAGTACATATGTTTGTAAGAGTAATCCTACGTGCATCTAGTTGGTCAAAAACTAAACCATAAGCATCAAATTTCTCAAGCTTACCATCGACAAATTTCTGTAAAGTCTCACGAACATAAATAATAGTTCTAAGTTGTTTAGCAGTAATTTTTTTCATTGAATCTCCTATAAGTTAAAATTTCATCTCAATAACAAGGTTATTATACCACCTTTGAGACAGAATGTCAAGCTTTATTTAATTAAATAGATAAAAAAAAGGGAGGCTATTAACCTCCCAGTTTAGTTAAGCGGCTTGTGCCATAGATTCTAGCAAAGGAATGACTTTTCTTACTTTAGCCTCACGATTGTATATCGTAGCAACTTTGTTAGCTTCATTCTTAAATTTAGCGTGGCTAGACCAATCAGTTAATGTGTTAAACAATGCCCAAACAGTTGTACCCATCTCAGCCTTGTATTTAAGAAATGTCTCTTCAAGTAAAACCTGTAGCCTGTCACTCTTACCTGCTACTTTTTCAAATACTGCTGTAGCTTGTGCATTAGTTACCCCTGCCTTAGCAAACTGTTGCCATAACTTAACGTTAGCTTCGTAAACCTCAAGAGCTGTTTCAAGCTTCTCGATAGCAACGTCTGTATCTAGGCTTTTAGTGTGTTTAGCACTATATGAAGAGAAAGCATCAACTACAACCTGTCCGTTCATACAAGCTAGTCTAACAGCTCCTAGCATAGACATAAACTTCCAAGTGCCATCACATGAATTAAGAACCATGATTTGTAGCTGTACAAAGTCACCAACGTCAACTGCCATTTCGTGTGCAGGAAACGTGTAGACAACTTTAGTCTTAGCACCATTATGTGAATACTCAATCTTTTTAGTCATGCCAGTCTTGTCTAAACTTGATGCCATAATTACATCGTGGAACTGTGGCATGATGTCAGAGTCTTGCACTACATTGTAGTTCTTGCCTACAACTGCTATTGGGTCACCATCTTTATTAACAATAGCTTTATGTGTTTCTAAACGCTTAGGCATTTCATCGTCTAGATAAACAGCAGGTCTAGTGTATAAACTCTGCTCATAAACAGTTTGATATTCGTTAGTGTCAGTTACGATTGTTAAATTTTCCATGTTATCTCCTATAAGTTAAAGTGTTTGACCAGTTGTAAGGTCTATTGTGAATTCAGCTCTATCAAAAAAATTAGCTATTTCAATAGAATCGCTGTCACCTTCGTTAAAGTTTGGATGACTGTCATCAAGAAACTTAAACCAAACTTCAGCGTTAAAGTGTTCGCTTGGCTCAGAAATGCCTTGAATAAGTACAGGGTGTTTGCTGTGTGTGTTCCTAGCTTTCATTTGCTCAACAACAC